TAAAATTTTGCTGATGTAGTACGTATACATCTATGCTATTAAAAAACGCTTCTTGAAAATTATTGTCAGTTCGTAATCCATACCTGTAATCAGTTTCTCCATACTTGGTATCTTTAAATTCTACAGGATGATCTTTTCTGCTGCCGTATCGGCTGTCCATGTAGTAAAATTTATAATAGTTTTTCCAAAGGTTTGTAGTTATATCGCTGTTATCGTCATGGAACTCGATGTTAACATTACCGTATGTTAATTTTGTCTGTACTACTGTTTTTCTATTGTACTGATTAAGTGTTTCAGTGGCAATATTAAATTTAGGCAGATCCATTCTTTTAACAAGAAGACCTACTGTGTCTATATTCTTTTGACTACCTGCCCAGGTAGGATCTACAAGTGCATTTTTATTAAGGTTAAATTGTACAAAGTATAAAAAACCAACTTTAGGAGCACGGGCGTATGTGTTTGCAACATACATTCTATTTGCATGTTGAAAGTCGCTGAGTTGAGCTGTATTTCCAAACAGTCCAGTACCAACGCCACTTAAAAAATTTGTAAAAGCACTCATAGTAATATTTAGCCAAATAAAAAAGCCTGGGTTTAGCCAGGCTTTATTAGAGTAGCGTTTTATTAACCGCCTAGTGCCAATGAACGTACTGTACGGCCTACAGCTTGACCTAGACCAGATAGTGCTCCAGCAGCATCAACTTGAACTGCATTATCATAAGTGATAGTTAATGCAATATCTAGTGGGTCATTACTTGTGTAATCGCCGCCTTGGTATACTGCACCTTTTAGGAAACAGCCGTGAAATTCAAACGCTTCTAAGATACCTGGCTCGTATGCGCCGTTACCGCCGTCTAGAACTTCAACACGCATCATGAACTTATAATCAATGCCGCTAGCAGCACCGCTTTGCTCATAGAAATCAAATTGTTTCTGTAGTTGTTCGCCAACTTTCTTACTTACTGCACCAGTAACATCATCACGAACAGTTAGTTTAGCATCAGCAAAACTATGACGTCCTGCTAGTTTAATTGTACTGTTGTAAACTGCTAGTTTGATTTCTTCAAAACTAACTTCTGGTCGTGTTACATTCATAACTTGTTTAGTTAATTCAGTAGCAGGAGTACCTGCTACTCCGAATCCGTCTAGTGTAACACGGAAGCGATATTTCAGCTTGGGCATTAACAGACCTTGTGTTGTCGAACTTTGATCAGTTGACAAAGGTACTGTAAATCTGTTTAAACTTGCAATTGCCATATTAAATAGCTCCTTATTCTTTATTTACCTATTATTGTCCAGCTGCAATTTCACCAGTGTTCTTAATACGTAGTGGAATGTAGATAAACTCAACAGCCTTAACTGGCTCAATAGCGATGTCCATATATAACTCAGAGCGGTCAATTCTTGCCGCTGTGTTATTTGAGCTATCGCAAACTACTAAGAAGTCATAAAGAGCACGTTGACCTACTAACTCTAGTAATAGGCTTTCTGCCGCAGCTTTAATTTCTCTACGTGTCTGTGCATCATTTGGTTCAAACAAGTATGGTTTTGCTAGAACACTTAGTTGTTTACGTAGGTATGCAACTAGACGAACTACGTTAATACGATCTAAGGCGCTAGCGTTCTTAGCACGAGTGTATTGACCAAAGTTAACTAAACCAACTCCCGGCAATGTTGCGATTGGGTTAATCTTAACATCGTGCATTACATTGCGTAGACCTTCGTACAATGCGGCAGTCTTGAATTCACCCTCAGCATTAATATATCCAACGCTGGTAGCATTGTCAACACCGCCACGACGTGTACCTGCTGGAGCGAACCATTGGTAGCTCTTAGCATCGCTGTTGATGATTGTACGTAGCATCATGTGACTTGGAGGAACAACAATGTTGTTGCCGCTGTTGTCAGTTGTGTAACCGCTTGGATAGAACATACCAACATATTCATCATATGTAACTGCGCCATCTTCGCCATTGTCTGTAGCAACCGCTGTGTTGTTGCCCCACGCTGTTAATGCTGTACCTGTTGGCTCTAAACGGAATGGTGTGTCACCAACAATAAATGCTGTTTGACCAACATCAGTATTAAATGCAGCCATGTTAGCAATAGTTTCTGGATAACCTGGGCAAGCAATTAAGTTGAATGCCAATGTATCAGTATCGCGGATAGCAGCATTTGTATCAATCATAGCTTTTAGCTGAGATACAACATAACCACGTTGTGCAAAACGACCGAACTTACCAGAACCATCTTCATTGTTAGTAGAAACAGTGACCCAACGATCTGCACTGTAAATGATTGCGCCAGTATCTGGGTTGATCATAGGATCATCATTGTATCTAATGTTTAAGCCACTATTAGCTTCTAGATTTAAATGACCTTTTATATATTTCTTAACGTTATTTCCACTGCGACGAGTGTTCCATAACCTCATACCACGTGGGTATAATGCAGGATCTGGAACATCTGGATCGACATAGTTACTTGTTAGAAGATCTACAATAGATGCTGGGTCTGTATCATCACCAGCAGTTGACCAACGAGCATCTGCAAATAACCAGCCGCTTGGGCTTGTTTGATCAGTAGTATCTTGTAGTATCCACTTGAATGTGCTGATACCATCCCATACATAAATGTCTTTGCCATAACGATCTACATCAGCTGTAGAAATCCAAATATCTCCATCAACTAATGAGCTGCCGTTACTTTGGGTAGTAGGTGCTATTGCACTAACCATAGCACCGGTCGCATTTGTACCAGTATGTGGAGATGCAAGGTTTCTATAACCTACCCATTTTGTACCGTCATGAATCATAATATCAACTTCGCTGACTGCGGAGTTAAACCATAATGTACCGTCATCGGGCGAAACAGTTGGAGTACTAGCTTTTGATTCGTAGACTAATGGCTTCCAGTTTGTAGCAATGAATGTAAATGAATCACCTGTTGGGGCTGCATATAAATTAGCAGTACCTGTCTTGGTAGTCATGTTATAGGCAGTTAGACCAATTGTTGATAATGGAGAATTAGTTCCATCGGTTAATTCAAAATCGCCGCCTAATGCGTGTGTAAATGTTACAGTTTTATTTGTAGCATCGTAGGTTGCAGTAACGTTAACAAGACCTTGTGCAGATACTGCCGCAGGAATTTGACTTGCCATACTTGCAACGTTGCTACCAAAAATGCTAACAACTTTAGTAGTACCCCAAGTAATAGTATTATTTGCGCCAATTAAAGTTTCTCTAATTGTGAACTGGCTCGTTGCAGATTGAGTAGCCACGCTGGCTGCACTAACAACTGTAGTCGAACCAGTTGCATTACGTCTCCATAGTTTGAAGTTAGCGGTAGCATTTGCAGCATTTTCAGCATCTGTATCAGCAAATAATGTTCCTACAGGAATATTCTTGCCGCCGCCTGCTGGATCAAGTTTTTCAATAGCACTACGTGTACTTGCGTACATAGGAGCAGAGACTGTTGTCCATGCACTTGTAGTGCCGTTGTAATATTTTACAGCTAGGTTAGCGCCTAGACCCGGAGTTGTTGTTTTGATCCAAATACTTCCGTTTGTTTGCGTACCTTTAACCCACGTTGGATAGGTAGTATGCGGGCTAACTTGCACAGACTTACCACCATCAAACTGGTCTACAATTGCAGCCCATGTGTTGTCTGATTTTTTGTAGTAGTATTTGTTAACTAAACTATCAGATGTAGCAACTACACAGTAATCGCCTTTTTGTCCAAAAGATGATAGCGGCGCAGTTCCGTTAAAAATTGTTGTGTCAGATCTGTTATCATTGTTAATAATAAGCGGAGTCTTTGTTACAAACTTAGCAATATCGCCTGAAGAATCCCATTCGTTGATACCGTATAAACTAGCATCAGTGTCTAACCAGTATGTACCAGCAACTGGAGTACCTGTTGGAGCACTTGTTGTTGGAGCAAGTGCTGCCAAATCAACATCTGCACGAGCAACATATGCTCTAGAGCTTACACCTAGTGCGCTGTATGCTGCTTGTAGACCGTACTCATTTAATTCGCCACCGTGTAAGGGATTATTATTTGATGTATAAAATAACGGAGTACCAAATGTGTCAACTAAATCACGTTGACTTGTGATTACATAAACATTTCCTGCATTGGCAGCAGTTGTACCTGCGGCTGTACCTGTTGCAGAAGCGTTGCTCTTGTCTTGTGCAGTAGCAACGAAAATTAGTGGAATAGTGCCAGGAGCTGCGGAAGTATAAAAACTTTCGTCAATTACTGATACGCTTACGCCTGGTGAACCTAGTGTGGCCATTTTTCAATCTCCTTAATGGATTACTTTGTTTTATTTAGCAGGTAAATGCAAAAACTCCTGGTTAAATACCATTGTAAAAGGGCACTAAAAGGGCGGGGTATGAGAGATTTATGTAAAATTTGTAGTCAAAGACCAGTAGCTATCAATTACTATAAAGAGGGCAAAGCCTTCTATAGGTCAAAGTGCGACCATTGTTCAAAAGGTAGAGGTGTAGGTAAACCTTTATGGGCTGTCACTGGATATAAGAAAAAAGCCACATGTGATCGATGTGGCTTTAATAGTAAGTATCCTGAACAGTTCAACGTATATCATGTTGACGGAGATTTAACAAATTGTCGTCATATAAATTTAAAGACGGTTTGTGCTAACTGTCAACGGATTCTTCACAAACTTAAATTGCCCTGGAAGCAGGGCGCATTGACTCCGGATTTTTAGACTAGGTCTAGGGCAACTCGTGTAGCAAATGGCAAATCGCCAGGGTGCAATAATTGTTTAATTTGTTCAAATAGATCATCTATTGAAGTGTCGTTGACAATAATGTGATCAATATTGCCTCCTACCCATGCTGTTTCACTGGCATGTACACCTAATGCCTTGAGTTTTTCTGCGGCAAATGTATCACCGTTGTTTGCCTTAGCGGCCATAATATGCCAGCTGGGTAGCTCGCCCCTTTGCACCCAAATTACTTTGCCGCCAGCATTATGAATAGCTTTAATTTCGTTAGGAAAACGCACATCACTGATAACAATACTATCTTTAGTTTTACGCATCTTGTTTTCTAAACTGGCAATCCAGATATCATCGTGGAAGCCTTGTCGGCAAACTTCTGTGCCCCAGTATTGTAAAATCCAGCGAGGAGTAATATCTTTACCTAAACGCTCACTCCACCATTCGTCACGTTGCTCACGCCACTCACGAGCTTCTTTTGTACGACCTTCCAACAGAACGCGGTCCCAACCAAATACTGCGGCTACTGCATCTTTTAATGTGTTTGCAAACGAGTCACGGCGGAATCCGTGAAAGTTAACCAAATAATCTGCGGCTGTGTCTTTGCCGCTGCCAATAAATCCAACAAAACCTATGATCATAGTATCCCCTGCGTGATACTATAATTTATTACATTTAGATTAAGTTGTCAATATTATTTTTAGCCGATTACAAAGGTAAGTGGTTGTCCACCTTCTTTGTAGTTAATTAGATCCATCTCTAACATTTCTAGTTCAGCCTTGGCTTCGGCTTTTAAGGCTGTACCATTAAGTGTGGTGCTACCTTGCGGACTGGCAATACTGCCAAACTTTTCACGTGCCTCACCTAACATTAGTTTGCAGGTTGCTAAACTGTAGTCTTTTAACCACTGTCCTGCATACTGATCTTGCAGTAGGTTAAAGTCTGGACGATAATTATACATCCAAACTAAAACTTCTTCTTCGCCGCGTGGACGTTGCATTATGGTTAACTTTTTACTGGTTGGATTGAATGTAAAGTTAATATCACTACCGAACATTTTACCAACTTGTTTCTGATAACTGGCAAAGGCATAGTATGTTGCTAGACCGCCCATATTTGTGCTAGTCAGCAAATAGGTGTTAGAGTAAGCTAAATTGAATGGCTCAAATAAGCTGCCACCATCGCCACCGCCAGTTCTACTACCGATACTGCGACGGAAAAGCTGACGTACACCTGTTACTTCCTTAGGTAGAATATAATCGTTCACGTCAGTTTGCAGAGTAATGAAACCAAAACTTTCTTCGCTGGCGTTGCTACTGCGCTGTCTAAATTTACTTAGAGCTCGATCTATAGCAGTAGTGTAATGAATGGGGTCTAACTCAACATCTACCATGCCAGAACCTAGCATAGCTTGTACGTAGTCGACAACTTTTTGGCGTTCGTTTTCAGTTTCAGTCATACTGATATTTAGCCATAAATACAAGACTATGCCAAGACTCTCCCTGTACCGTCCTGAAAAGGGCAATGATTATCGTTTTTTAGATCGTGTTATCAACGAAGAATTTCAAGTGGGCGGAACTGATGTTTATGTACACAGGTACATGGGTCCAGTAAATCCCGAAGAAGGCGAAGCAACTCCTAGTACTCCTAATAATACTAACAGTATTCCGGAACTAGGAATACAAGATTTAATATTCATGGAAAACAGAGATCGTCATTACGATCCCGATGTCTACGTTATGCGTGGAATTTACACCATGCAAGATTTAGATTTTAATCTAAGTCAATTTGGCCTATTTTTACAAAACGATAACATCTACATTATGTTCCACTTAAAGAATACAGTAGATGTATTACAGCGTAAAATTATGCCAGGCGATGTTATTGAACTACCTCACTTAAAAGACGAGTATGCGTTAGATGATAGTGTTGTAGCATTGAAACGATTTTACGTTGTACAAGATGTTAGTCGTCCTGCAGCAGGTTATAGTCAAACATGGTATCCACACTTACTACGTGCTAAGTGTGTACCTCTAATTGACAGCCAAGAGTTTAAAGAAATTTTAGACAGCGATGCTGGTGCAGGTGATGGTAGCACACTAAGAGATTTGTTATCTACCTATCAACAAAGCATCGATATCAACAATCAAATTCTAGCACAGGCAGAAGCAGACGCTCCTAGTAGCGGATATGATACAACAAATCTGTTTGTCATTCCTTACCGCGAAGATGGTACAGTTGACGTTGCAGATGCCTCAACTGTTGATGACGATGCAAGTATCAATGATCCTTCACTAGACGCTAGTGTAGTATTACGTAGTCCGGACAGAGACATTTATGTAGGATACTTAAACGGAGACGGATCAGCTCCGAACGGTGCACCATACGGATTTGGTATTTCATTCCCTGCTAGCCCAACTAAAGGTCAATTCTATCTAAGAACTGATTATATGCCTAACAGATTATTTAGATACGATGGCAGACATTGGATCAAATATGAAGATAATGTAAGAATGACATTGAATAACTTTGGTAGTGAAGATGTTGCTAGTGGAGAACCTGTACGTCAAACTCAGAAGTCTAGCTTTATCAATAACACAAATACTTCAACTATTGCTGGTACAGTTATTCAAGAGAGACAAGCATTGAGTAAAGCATTGAAACCTAAGGCGGACAATTAATATGGCAGATCATTTTTATGATGGTCAGGTACGCAGATACTTGACACAGTTTATGAGAGTTATGAGCAACTTTAGTTATAAAGATGCTAAAGGTAGACTTACACAGATTCCAGTTCGCTACGGTGATATGAATAGACAGGTAGCCAGTCTATTAAAGAAGAACAGTGAGAACACTATTCCTAGTGCTCCTTTCATTGCCTGTTATATCAAAGACATTCAGTTTGATCGTCCACGTATGCAAGATCCTACGTTTGTTAGTACAGTTAATATTCGAGAGCGTGCCTATGATGACACTGGTCAAGAGTATCTAAACACACAAGGTGCAAATTATACAGTTGAACGTATTATGCCTAGTCCGTATCTTCTTACATTTTCTGCAGATATTTGGACCACAAACACAGATCAAAAGTTTCAACTATGGGAACAACTTGCTGTATTGTTTAATCCTAGCTTAGAAATTCAAACAACAGACAACTACATCGATTGGACTAGCTTGAGCGTTCTTACATTAGAGAATCAAGTGTGGAGTAGTCGCAGTATTCCTCAAGGTGTTGAGCAAGATATTGACATTCTTAACATGACATTTAGTGCTCCTATATGGATCACACCTCCTGCTAAAGTCAAGAAGTTAGGAATTATCACTAAAATTATCAGTAATGTATTTTCAGTTGAGAAAGGAATTATTCAATTAGATTTTTCTGACCCTACTGCTGTTAATAATTTTGGAGATCCAATTTCTACGGTAACAGTTTCTCCTGGTAACTACGAATTGTTGGTAATGGATAATGTAGCTAGACTGATTGCCAATCAAGGAGAAGATTATTCTAATATAGTAGACACTGCTCCTCAGACAGCGTGGACACGTTTGCTAGATTTATATCCAGGAAAATTTCGTGCAGGACTAAGTCAGTTAAGATTAACAAAACCGGACGGCAACGAAATTGTTGCATATATTAGTTTAGATCCGCTTGACGAATATAGAATGGTAATGAATATTGACAGCGACACTATACCTAGTAATACTATTATTAGTGGTAGAGGTACAGTTGATGCTATCATAAACCCCGAAACATTTAATCCTATTGCTACTAGAACAACCGGAAAACGTTATCTAATTTTAGAAGCCATTAATAGTACATCAGCAGATGGACCATCTGCATGGAAACAGGCCAACGGTACAGGATTTAGTGCCAATGCCAATGATATTATAGAATGGAGTGGTACTGCATGGTCTGTTGTATTCAATTCTCAGGCTGCTACTGCGGTTACGTATATAACTAACTCATACACAGGAGTTCAATACAAGTGGGATTTAGAATCCTGGAGTAAGAGCTTCGAGGGTGTTTATACTAACAATGCATGGCGTCTAATTCTCTAAATCAAGTTATATGCAGTGGCGGAATATTTCTTGCCAAAGATACACGCAGGTTTTTATTTTTGTTAAGAACACAGGGTAAAACTGCGGGCACTTGGGGGTTAGTCGGTGGCAAAAAAGAACCCACTGATATTACTGCTGTTGATGCATTAAAGAGAGAAATCACAGAAGAAGTAGGAAAGACTCCTGCAATAAAGAAAATTGTTCCACTTGAGCTGTTTACCAGCAACGATCAAAATTTTCAATATAACACCTACGTGTTGTTAGTCGATAAAGAATTTATTCCCACACTCAACGAGGAACACAGTGGATACGCATGGTGTACCTACGACGAATGGCCCAAGCCATTACATCAGGGCGTAAAAAATAGCCTTAATAACAAGAGTATTAAGGCTAAATTAGAAATCCTATTAGAATTAATCGATTAAGTCTGGACCAAACGCCCACGTACCTAAGTGGCGCATTTCCATACTAAGCTGTGTATCCACCTTGACAGTATAACCACGCTGTGCCATCTTTTGGCATAGGATCATATCTTCACCTAAGTGG